CTGTAGCTGAGCGGTAGCCCAGTTTTTTGCGTTTTGGTTGAGAGTTTGCAGGGCGTTCTCAGGGTGAGGGAAGGCGTAAGTTTTGCCTGAACCTGCTTCGATCGCTTGTCCACCCTCTTCTGTAGCTAGGGCATCGAGGAAAGCTACAGCTTTCTCGATCGGGATCTCGCCAAAGATCGAGATCTCTTCGGCTTGAACAATACCTCTGTTCTTCGAGTACGCCTGTTGGAAGGCGGTGGTCACCTTCGAGGCCTCGCGGATCTTTAACTCTGCGATGCGCCTTTGTTCGTTCATCAGGGAGGCGCCCGCCAGCGTGCCCCCCATGGCGGCTAGGGGGATGGAAAGCAGTTCAGGCCTAACGACAGCTGTTAAGGTGCTGGCTGCTGCTCCAACCCCAAAGATAATTGTGTACAAGTTTTTAAGCATTTGATTGGCTCGGTGCTGGGTCGTGTTCTTGGAAAGCAGAATCCCAGGAGTTGGGATCCATGGCCCAGTCTATAGGCGAAGGCAAGCGGTTCTTACCCGATGCCGCCCTATCCGTACTAACGTCGTAGGGCTTAAGGCGGAGACCTGTAACGACTGGTTTGCCCCCGTGGTACTTGACGTTGATGCCAGGGATCTTAACGACGTTACTTACAGTCTCCTTAAGCCTATCGACGAAACGGGCCTTAGCGCTGTGTTTGTAGCCGTTTGACTTGCAGTAGTTGACGTAAGAGGCATACACTTCAGAGTATGCGTTCTTGACGTACATACCACGTTCGGACTCGTCAATCGACGGCCGGAACGCACCACCACCGAGCGAGGCGTGGCTATTGGGGGCATACAGGCAGCAGTCGGCCAAGAACGCACAAATCGGGTTGTTGAACACCAATGCGTCAAGGTTTGATTCGTTGAGAGTCGGAACGTGCTTCACAGGGTTAGCAAGAACGTCACGCATCTCGTGGAAAGGCATAGCCAACAGCCAGGCTGCGAATCCCGGCAGTTCTTTAACGAACTCGCCTTCGATGCGGTCGGGAAACACACTGATCAGGTTGCGGCGTAGTGAAGGATCGATAACCTGATCCATAACGATCGTGAGTCGGCGGCGCTCCAAACCACTACTGATGTCGGAGCTACTGATGTGTTCATTACTGGCGATGGATACCAGCAGCTCTGGTTTGAAGTTGATCACTTCTTTACCGTATTTACGCTCGGCGCGTAGAGTGTCGCTAGAGGATGTAAGTTTCTTGAGCGTGTCTAGTCGCTTGCTGAACGACGCCTCATCAGTCAGGAGCAACAGCCGCTTGCCGATCAGGCTATGACACTCGAAGCGGTTGGTTTCGATAGTCTCTAGGTCGCTGGTATGTGTGCCCGTGTAGCCGGCCAGGGCGATGAGTAGCTGCTGCAGCGTGGACTTACCAGAACCGCCTGGGCCAATCAGGTGTAGGAAACGTTCGCCAGTTGTGTAGCCAATCAGAACAGCACGACAGAACGCACGGATGATGATCAGTTTATCCTTACCTACAGCCCATTCAAGCCACTTAAGGATCTCTGGGCACTTAGCATTCGGGTCGTATTCAAATGGCAGCCGGGTTTGAAAGTAACCCTCGCGCTGATTGCCTTCTTCGAACTCCAGTGTGTGAGCTTCGAGCACGCCGTTTTTGAACGGGATTTTGCCTCTGGAGGTTTGCCAGATAGACCCACGCCCGCCATTTACAGAACGGAGGAGTTTTGCTTTGAGGATTAGGTAAACGGAGCTGATGGTTGCTGAGTTGTACTTCGAGAGGACACCGGCTTGAACGAATGTATCTAGGGTTTTTACGATCCTACGTTTGATGTGCTGCTCGTCGTTCAGGAACCAGACGCCATCATTTTCGTCGTATGTGAAGAACTCATCAAGGCTTGAGTCGTAGAGAAACTGTTCTCCGTAGTTGTTGACAATAATGTCTGCAATATCGTTTTCACTGAACTGCCTGTTGTTGTTCTGGATCTGTATGAGTTGAGAAGGGGATTGCGGCGTGGAATCCATAGGTTTTTCCTTAGGGGGTGTTGATACCGATGTTGATTTGGATGATTTGAAATCGAAGTCGATAGTCATTACAGAGTTCTTAGGCTCTGCTTTCTTGGACTTCAGTTCTTTTTTGATTCCTTCTGGGCAGTAATCTTTAAAGATTTGATTGTTCTGAGTCTTAATCCGCTTCCATGCAGCCAGGTCACCGTCGTCTGCTGCCAGGGTTACTGCTGGTTTCAAGCTGATGGGATCCTGAATGCTGTTCAGGATGCGGTTGAATTTTCCGTCTAGCTCTGGGGCGTACTGGTAGATAGCGTAGAACACTTGGTTCGCTGCGTCAAGTGGCGCAGTTGCCACCGGCACGCTGTTCTCTCGCAGCCAGTTGGCCCAGCCGATGATTTCTTTGAATGCCACCGCCATGGCGGTTGAGCGGTCGTCTACGGCCTCTCCATCAAGAATCCCTTTGACCGTACGGCTCAACAGACCCGTTAGCTCTACCCCATCAGGATCTGCTTCTAAGGTGAGAGCCTCCTCAGGGTCCGATTGACCCGACTCCTGCTTAGGTATCTTTATGAAAGTTTGGTAGGCTTCGTCTATCTTCTCGGCGGGTATGTATTTGTCTGTTATGCAGATAAGACCGTTAGGATCAGGTGTTCCGTAAAACAGGTTTGGGACCTGCGTGGCGCGAACATCACTGCCAGGAACTTGTTTAGCTAATTCTCTAGTTAACCACTGGTAGAAGTCTTTATCTATAATAGGTTTAGCTAAGCCGAAGACTAATCTAAAGCGCGGCCAGGTTTCTGACGTACTAGGAGAATAGTATGCAAAACTTAGATACCGCTTGCATAGGTCTAGCTCTAGAGCTTCTTCTACTGTCAGTTCTTGCTGTTGTACTTTATTACCATTTTGATCCTTACCGTTTGCCTGGTTATCTATATCTAGAATTATCAGACCTGCTTGGATGCAGCCTGTACCACCTTGAACTCTCTTTCCATTAACTAAGTGCCACGCGCATAGTCCATAACCTTGGCATGTTAGTTCTGCGATCTTAGTTATATTTTCGTCGCCTTGGATCCAGTTGTTATTGAACGCAGCAAAGTTACCACCTTCGGCTATTTTGCCTAGTTTTGGGTCAAGATAGTTCTTGACTTCCTTGTTCCACGAAAAGGCAAAATTCATGCGAAAGGGCTGGGCAGACGGTCATTCTGGCACGGCTGGGCCGGTCGTCAAGTTAAGTCTGTGAAGACTGTGTTAAGCTGTGCGCAGCTTGATATAGAAGTCCTTGAGAACCGCGAGCCACGACTTTGTATGTTTTTCCACCTCGCCTTCGCTAAATGTAAATACCTGCACCGAATACGATGGCACTGGCGTACTTACAATGATTTGTGTTTTTTGTATCTTAATTCCTAAGCAGCTCTCGGCCGCGAGCTTGTAGGCAGCGAGCTGCAGCGTGGTCTTTTTCAGCTTGAAGACTCCAGATACTAGAGACTTTCTGAGCTGATCGCTCATCTGCACTTTCGTGCTGGGGAACTTGGCTGAGTACGGGCCTAGTGATGTTTTGAAGTCTCCTAGGACAATTTCTCCATTGCGATCACGATAGATGATGTCGGGGCACCCTGCATACCCCTCGTCTGATTCCGTATCGTAGTAATGGAGTCTGCCTACACCGTCGCTGCCGACAAACTTATTCCACTTCGGTTGGTTGTAAGGTTTTTCGGACCAGAGTACTTTTGCGTCGTCTAGGAGTTCGTTTAACTTCTCTGGCATGTCAAGCCAGTATGGTTCGTAAGCCCTGGGCGGTTGTACTTTTAATCCACGGATGTAGTTTTCTACAGAGTTATGGATCCAAGAACCCCGTTCAGCAGCTTGCTCAGCCACTCCGGGGTTCATCAGATTCCAGTGTTGCAACTTCTTTCTCGTTTCCTCGGTCTGCGTGGCAGATAAAACGCTAGTTACAGAAGGAAGCGGCCTGTTAACTCCGTCGCAAACGTAATGCCGTAAGCCATCTAGAGTTAGTCGTGTTTGGGACACATTCCCGTGTCAATTATCTGAAGTATAGCTCGATACTTAGAACACATCAGAAATGTCGATTGCCTTCCGAGGTTCTTCGGTATCTCCGTCGTCCACGAAAAATTCCGACACTGAATAGTCAAATTGTTTACAGTCGTCATCTAGACTCTTCGATAAACACAGGCTTGCATTAAAACTTTCTTTTATGATCGACGCACACTGCTCTGGAGACCGCACGTCTCCATCTGGGGACACAGTTTCTTGCAGGATCTGATCAGACACTAACAGAGCGCACATCTTATTAAGCTGCGCATTAAGCTTGTCTACGCTCTCAACTAAGTTGGTTTGCAGTTTGATCAGCCTGTCGATCTTATTCACGGTTGAAGGGGAGTTAAAGGTTTAACTGCGTCCCAATCTAGGGCATACGCGATCTCTGTACTTTTTGTTTTCGGGTCTTTTTCAAAGACGAACCAGCAGGCTGTTACGGAGTCCCGCGTGGATCCAATCGCTCTGAACTTAGGTCGAGGGGAAAGCACTATCATCTTTGTCATGGGGTTGGACAGAAGGAACCCGCGTCTCCTGGTTACTGGCTCGATGAAGGACAGTCTATCGAGTATAATGATTCCCTTTTTTGCTATGTTTATTCCGTACTCTAGTATGTACTTGTTGTACTCTTTTGAACCTAGAGTTACTGCTACTACCCAGTCGAAATCTTTGACGGACTGATCGAGCCACCAGTTTAAACTATATAAATTTTCTTCATCTTTGTTGGTTGTGATCTCTGAGACCCTCTGCTTAAGATTATCTGTAAGTAGTTGGAGGGGGTCATAAGGAGCTAGCACGCGCCCTTTCACTGTGTATTTATCAAGCAGTGCTTCAACCACACCTGATGGCAGATTGTAAAAGTCATCCATGTGCATAAGACGCGATGCAAGCCAGTTTACATCGTCAGGGTTTATTTACCGCCCCTTTGCGCCGCGTGGCCAATGACCGAGCCTAACTGGATTACAGCTGAGCAAGAGTTTACGCATCAGTATTTTTTGATGCAAGCCAGGAAGCTTGATAAAGAAGAGTTGTTAGATTTGTTTGAGCATGTTCATAAGCAGTACTTAGTTAATCACAGATTATTTAAGTCTCTGATGAATTGGTGCGTTTGTAAGGGTTTCGGGTTGCCTAGTTTTAATGATTTTCTTTGTGATTAACCTAATCCAGACTTGTATAACCGTAAGCTGTTGTAATATTCCCGGTTAGATCTACTACTGTTACTGTTTCCGATCCGTTTTCGTAAGGTGAATTATATTGGCTTCCAATGTTGCTAAAGGGTGTTGCTAAACTTGGTAAAGACGTAGAACCTAGGTTTTGACTTATTTGGTCAGTAGCTTCGACGACTCCTGAGTATCCTGCAGTATTTCCCCAGTCGAAATATTTTGTTGTTCCACTGGCCATTATAGACGCTCCTATTACAAACAGACTATTAACCCCGCTTGCTATTGCTACTGCGTCTGTGTTGTCATTGTAAAAAGTAAATACAGCTCTGTTTACATTATTTATGTTGTTATTTATCCCTTCGTGCCCGTCAAACATAGTTGCCCTGTTAGAAGCGCCGTTAATATCAAGCAAGTGGCCTGAGACTACAGTTAACATGGAGTAAGTTTTTATTTCATTAGTCTGAGGAGTATATTTTGCTATTGACATAGTTGACTTCCCTTTGTAAGTTATACCGCTTATAGAGGGGGTGCCAGTTGTGGTGCCAGTCGTGAAGCATATATACACTGAACTAGGATCTTCTGTATCTTTAGCTATACCAACTGCTACTCCAAGATCTGTAGAGGTGCGTAAGACTGGTTCTCTGTTTTGGTTCCAAACAACCAGTCTTGCAGTTCCTAGCTCTCCATTAGCAGATATGTAGTGCTCTTGTCCGCTAAAAGTTACTGGAGTGGGGACAGCCCGTGGCGGATTATTATAAGTAAACGTAGTCCCAAAACCGTACCTTAAACCTGATGCTCCAGTTGTGCTTCTAAAGTATTCGTCTGTCTCCCACCATATATACCTGTTGCCTTTGTCTACAGTTATAACAAAAGTTTTAGTTGGGTCTTCTTCCGACCTGATAACCATAGCGTCTTCTATGGTTCGTAATGATTCGGATGTAGATCCTTCATAAAATTGACTACCTGGCGTAATGCTAGAAGGTGTTTCTGGGTCCACATAAAAACTCTGAGCCAACCAATAGTTCCTGTAGAATATTACAAGTTTATTTAAGTAAGAGTCATACTGTAGTCTTGTAAAAGAGTCTATATAGTAAGTAGATCCTGGCCCGGCAAAAATATAATAGTGATACCATATTACGTCTCCGTTACTGGGATTTATTTTGAATAATTCACAACTCGGTTGAAGACTAAAAGGTTGTCCAGGGTCTGTTTCTCTAAATCTTGCACCCCAAGCCAGATAAAGGTATTGACTATTAGTATCTAATGTTGGTATTACACGTTGAGTCGGATATAATATTGGTACGCTGGCGTATCGTTTAGTCCATAACTCTTCTCCTTTATTATTTAACTTACGTACATATAAATAAGCTTCTATGTCTCCAGAACTACCACTCTGTCCAGGTGTTACTCCTTGCTGCCATGCTAAGTAAGAGTTGCCGTACTTATCTATAGTTATGCCTGGATTTAAGTAATAGTAAGAAGCTGTTTGCCAAGAGTCACCGAGTCTATTTATCCAGTACGTTCCGTAACCGGGTGCATTTACTGTACCCAAACAATCTGCAGACGAGCTTAATGTAGAACCGTTTGGATAAGTGACTACATAGTATATTTTGTAGAAGTAGTCACTTTCTTGTATAGTGTATGTCTCTCCAGTTCCTATGGGTGTATCGCTTCCAGTGTTGTACCAAGTAATAGAAACATAAGTGCAGTAGCTAGAACCTGTAAGTACATCGCCAGGCTGAGGATTTAGAGGATCACCCGTGGTAGTAGGGCATGGAGGCGGTATATCGCAGCCACCGCCGAACTCGTCGTAATTAAGTGGAGCGATGTTGAATGATCCCTATAGACGTACCGCAGTGGCGTGGACATTAAGCCAGGTGACTGCGAGCGTAAGGTCTCCGTATAAGTCTTGCAGTACACCGGCTGGTGATACCGCCACTGCGAACGATCGGAAGTACCTTGAGTTCCAAAGACGTTTGTAATAAGTGTGTTCTCGTAATTCCTATGTGTAACAGGGCCGCCAGTCCTGCCTTCAGCTGGAGTATTAGCGTCCGGTGTGTTGTATGGTGAGTAACCTTGATTATCGGGAGCCGCGCCCCCGAAATACATGTATTTCTCCCTCTGAGTTACATCAGCGTGAGGTTGTAGCGGAGCCTGCCGTGGACGTAAAACATTCGCCTCAGGTCCGATCGCATCAGCCGCTTGCGCACCAGCAACCTGAGTTCGCGTAGCTATACGTGTTCCTTTGTATGTATCTAATATCGCACCGCTAGCGTTATACGGTGTAGGGTCTATTGAACCACTCTGATCCGGTAATACCCCTGGAACATACCGCCAGTTCGAATCATAATCCCACGCCCCCGCCGCAATCGTCCCACTCAACGGCGACCCAGCTACAACTATCCCTTCGTTCGCTCCATAAGCAGACTGACCTGAAGTTAATACTATGAATCCTTGATTATCGGGACCCGTCTGTATGCGTCTGTACCCGGAGTCATACTTGTAGTTATTAAGCGGTACGTACCCCATCTCTACGCCGTTTCTATATACACTTTAATCTAACGTAGCTTTCAGGCAGCAGGAACCAGTAGTTAGCCTCCCCGGCTCCCGTGAATTTGAATCCCAGTCCTTTCCTAGAGCAGTACTATGGAAGTGTTGTTTGGTGTTACCTGGCGTGAGCGCGGTCTTACACGGCGGATGCTATGCGTGGCTAGTGCCCACCGGCAGTTGGCGATCCAAGCGTGGTAGTAGTCGCCGTTGAACACAAACACGTCGCCGATCTTGCAGTCGATCCATTTGCCTCGGCTAGTGAATTGGCAAGTCTCCAGGTAACGGTGGGTGTAACCCTTGCGCACCAATGGCTGCGTGGCGACCATCACAGCAACTTGGAGGCCCATACCTGGGTCGGCATGGAAGTAAGCGCTGCCCATGCCAGTGACGTAGCCCTGGTGGTCGTATGGGCGGCACCGGCTGGCGTCAAGCATCACCCGGTAACCGGCGCGGTTGACCACATGCTTCAGTGCATCAACAATCGGATCGGTTGGGTCCATGGTGATGGAGTCGATGCCGCTTTCCAGGTTTGCATCAGCAGCTAGGCGGCGCTGATCCGGGCGGTTTAGCTCACCGCAGCCGGTCAGGTAACCGATGATCTTGGGGCGGGTCATTGTGGCTTCAGATTGTTCGGTCGTAGCTTTCAGGCAGCAGGAACCAGTAGTTAGCCTCCCCGGCTTCCGTGAATTCGAAGCCTAGTCCTTTCCTAGAGCAGTACTTCTGAATAACTTTTGCCCTTTGGCTTTCCGTGGTGTAAATCATAACTGTGTCGTCTTTATCTAGACCTTTCAGCACTTGCTTAAATATTGCATAAGCTTTATGCAGCGCCTTTAAATCTCTATTTTTCCTGAAGCTCCAGGTAGACTTGGCTCTCCTGTTCTTCTTCCCTGCATACCAATCGTTTTGAGCTCTCTTCGATTTATGTATGCAGCATCCTACATTTATAAACCCAGGGTCTATCTTCTCAACATATATAGCTATCCACTCCCCTTTGTACTTCTCTCTGTACACCTTGATCCTTCGAGATTTTGATTGCATAAAAAAGAGGCTCGTTGGAGCCCCTGCATCTTAGTGACGTGAGTGTCAGAAGTCGATCCCTAGTGTCTTGGCTTGGGCTTCCGTCAGCTCTACAGCCTTCTTACCGGCTGCTGTCGGGACTTCAGGCGGCTCCGGTTTGTCGTCAGCTGCTGAGGCAAGCCTAGGTGCGCTGGTAGCGGCTGAGATGCTTGCGTGCTCGCCTGGGGGGTTGGCCGCCAGGAAGTTGCGCTTGATCTCCGCGTGGTCAGTTCCAAGGGGAAGCTCCACGAGGTTGCTACCGGGGATATGGGAGCGGAGAGCAGCCGGCAGGAATTCGTTGCCTTTTTCCTTGAGCCACTCGTTCACATCCTTAACCAACTGGCTTTCGATCTCGCCCGCTGCCGGACGATCCTTAAACTCCAGTGCGTTGTAGTTGATCTTGTTACCATCTTGACCCGTCATCGGGTCTCGTTCACTGAAGCTCTTAGTCACGAACTTAGTGCTTGTGATAATGCTTGCGCAGTTGATGCGGTTGTTGTACAGGTTCTGGAAATACGCGATGAAGTTCTTCTGAGAAGACTTACCGGAGATGATCGTCGTTGTGACGCAGCGTGGCGGCAGAAGCCGATGCTTAGGGGTCACACCGATGTAAGCGATGCGGATAAATTCTTCACCGCTACGCATACCCAGGTTGCCGAAGTATGGGGTGAACCCCAACAGGATGAACTCGATGGGGATGCCGTTATCGTTTGCGTCAACGATTGCGGCTTCAGAGTCTACGTCGGACTTCCAGCGGCGAGCTTGTAGGTCAATCCGAAGAGTGTGGGGTGGAATGTTGCAGAGGATTTCGTCTGCTTCAAAGTTGCCAGCGATGAAAACCATTGTCGTAAATCAGAGGGAGAAGTCAATCGAACCGAGAGCAGCAGTAGAAACGCGACCTTTTTCGGGATCAGCAGCTTTCTTAGGGGTTGTGCGAGTCGTCTTAGGAAGGTAAAGCACACGGTCCACCGTGTAATTCAGATAAGTCTTTTCGTCTTTGGAAGAACTGGAGACTTTACCGACAGCAATGGTTGGGGTACCGGGCGCCAGTTCGGAGAGTTGCTTAGACAGTTCGCCGAAAGCGCTGAGCTTGAACCAGCTGGTTTCTTTATCATCGTTCTGCCAGGCGAGCGAACGGTTGGTGACGGTTGTGTCATCAAGTTCGACTTCATCAGCCTTGGGACCGAGGCCCCCCGTGGCAATGAACAGATTCATCGCCAGTAGATCATCGAAGTTATCCTTCGTGACGATCAGGATCGGTTGCATGACCAGCACCCCTTCAGGGGTAGGTTTGGTAGGACCGATCGCCAGGCAAGTAGCGTTCTCTTGAAGGTTCTGGAGAAGTTTCCCGACGTAGTGGTCTTTCTTTTGCTTCAGTTGAACAGCGGTTGGGATGCGGCGATCAGATGCGGGCAGAGACTCTGCAAGCACATCAATCACGCCATCTGATTCTTCAGCAGTTGCGGTTACTCGAAGACCGAGGGTGAATACGTTCACGTTCTAGTTTCCTGTAGATGGTTGAGCGGTGGACGTTAAATGCCTTGGCAATCTGTGTAATACTGACGCCTTGGCTCGCGTAGGCTAGCATCAGTTTCGTGTCCCCGCTCGTGAACTTCTCGTTTTTCCGCTCTGCGTAACTGAAGTGAAACGGGTTGATACAGTCTTTGTCATCGCAAGTGAGTCTCAGGTGTGAGTCCTCCTTTGGGATATCTAAGTACCTGAGGATGACGTGCCGGATGTAGTATCGTTCGCAAAAGGCGTAGATACATGGGTATCCGTCTTTGTCATGCTTACCTTTCCATAGGCAGCACTCTTTGTGGGTAAACTCGTTTGTCGATAGGCGTTTGAATAATGTAGATAATTCAGTTGGCTCGGTTTCGGCGTAGTCGAGCTGGTATGATTGAGCCTGCAAAGCTCTGCAGATGTCAACAGCTTGGGCCTGCGCGTGGCCGCTGTCGTTTGCATCGATTCGAAGTTTTAGTTTGTACTTGTTCTTACTGAGTTCAATAGAATACTCTTCCTTCACCAGAAACCTTCCCAGATTTTGTAGTCTTTGGGTGCTGGGGTTGGGTCGTTTAGGAAAGAACTTAGTTCTTCTTTGATCTTGTTTTGTTTCTTCTCTTTTATACTGTTCGTTTCTATTTTTACTGTGTTCTCTACAAAGAATCTTTTTAAGCTGTGACCTACGGCTTGAACACTGTCCAAGGTCTTAGCCATCATCCTGGCTTCTTCGTAAGACTTAAAAGTCTTTGCTTTGTCTTTTTCTTCTGTGTACTTAACTACCTTTCTCTTAGTGAGTGTGCTCTCTACGTACAACCCTTTCAGGTTTAGTATTACCCACACCTCTCGGAAACGCAAATGCGTAAGTCCTGCCATCTCTGACTCGGTGTAGAGTTTTACGGATTTTATGTTTTCAACTTTATCTGCCTTCTTGACGGATGGCTTCTGCTTTTTTGCCTTAGGTTTGTCATCTTTACATTTTTTTAGTTTGCGTGCAGCGTTGGCAGCTTGAAGCGGCGTGGTGTATCCCTCCGCTGTGAAGAACAACTCATTTCCGCTTACCACAATGCCGTAGTGATTACCTGACAGCTTTACGGTTCGGAATTCTTTTTGTTTGTCTAGGGTCAGTTTTACGAAATCCACGCTCAAATTAAAGCCCCCTGGATTTTAACCCAGGGGGCTTGAGGTGTGAACCAGATTTACTATTTACCTTTTTTCTTAGCCGCTTTTACTTTAGCTATTGCTTTTTTACCTGCGGTGATGTTTCCTTTTTCTATCTGATTGAGCACTTTGTTAGCACTCATTCCCTGCAAGGCTCCTTTAACTTCGCTCCTTGTGAGTTTATCACCGGCAACCTGTTGGATTCTTTGTGCGTTGGTGCCTCTACTTGTGCTTTGACCAGTAGGGGTACCGATCCCACCCCCTGTAGATAAGTTTTTTTGGAGGGGATAACTAGAGGACGATCTGTTACTGCCGCCGCTTCCTCCATTATTTTTACCTCCGCCTCCACCGCTGTTGGCTCTACCTAACTGTTTTTCTAGAAATGTTTGAGCTTTTCCACCAAGAGTTATTCCTTTATTTTCTATTCTTTCTGCTATTCTAGCTACACCTTTTGGACCTTTACCTTCTAGAATTCCTTTTAACTCAGTCCTAGTAACTCTAGGGTTATTCTCTTGACCTGCTCTCATCGCAGCTTTGAGACCTTGACCTCCTGAGCC